AGAAGTAATCGAGGAGTGCAACGATTTTCCTAGCGGAGCTAACGACGATTTGGTAGACTCAACAACATTAGCCTTATTACGCTTTAGGCAAGGTGGATTTATTCGTCTGCCCAGTGACGAACCAGAAGATGATTTTTTGTATAAATACGGCAGACGTAAAGCTGCGTATTACTAAGGATAGATTATGTCAATTGAAAAAGCCCTGTATCAAGCCCCTGTCGGACTTGACTCTATTGTTGAAGAAGAACCCATCGAGATTGAGATTGTAGACCCAGAGTCGGTAACAATTGGTATTGGTGGGATGGAGATTGAGATTGAACCTGCCGAGCCTTCAGCAGAAGACTTTGATGCTAACCTTGCGGAGTACATGAGCGAGGGAGACCTTACTGAGATTGCAGGTGATTTACTAGGGGACTTTGACGATGACATCTCCGCCCGTGAAGATTGGATTCAGACCTATGTAGACGGACTTGAGCTATTGGGTATGAAGATTGAGGAAAGAACAGAGCCATGGGAAGGTGCTTGCGGTGTGTATCACCCACTATTAAGTGAAGCACTAGTGAAGTTCCAGTCTGAGACTATTATGGAGACTTTCCCAGCCGCAGGTCCAGTTAAGACTGTCATTATCGGTAAAGAGACCCCACAGATTAAAGATGCGGCTCAGCGAGTTCAAGATGACATGAACTATCAGTTAACAGATGTAATGCAAGAATTCCGACCTGAGCATGAAAGAATGATATGGGGCTTGGGTTTAGCGGGTAATGCGTTTAAGAAAGTGTATTACGACCCACACATGGAACGTCAAGTCTCTATGTTTATCCCAGCAGAAGACATCGTAGTTCCATACGGTGCTTCTAATTTACAGAGTTCCCCACGCGTGACTCATGTGATGCGTAAGACTGAGAACGAGGTTAAACGACTTCAGTTTGCGGGTTTTTATAGAGATATTGATCTTGAGACTCCCAGTGGAGCTTTGGATGAAGTAGAGAAGAAAATCGCGGAGAAGATGGGCTTTAGAGCTACATCGGATGACCGCTATAAGTTACTAGAGATGCACGTAGACCTTGACTTGCCTGGTTATGAAGATGAAGAAGATGGAGAAAAGACAGGTATTGCTCTTCCTTATGTTGTAACGATTGAGAAAGGCACACAGAAGGTCTTGTCCATCCGTAGAAATTGGAGACCAGAAGATGAAACCAAACAAAAAAGGCAGCACTTTGTACATTATGGCTATGTGCCTGGTTTTGGTTTTTATTGCTTCGGGCTTATTCATTTGGTTGGCGCCTTTGCTAAGTCGGGTACTTCTCTTATCAGACAGCTCGTTGACGCAGGAACTTTATCGAATTTGCCAGGTGGCTTTAAGACCCGTGGATTGCGTGTTAAAGGCGACGACACCCCAATAAGTCCAGGAGAGTTCCGTGACGTTGACGTACCTAGCGGAGCAATCAAAGACAACTTAATGACCTTGCCATACAAGGAACCGAGCCAAGTTTTATACAGCTTACTTGGAACCATTGTTGAAGAAGGCAGACGCTTTGCATCGGCAGGGGATATGAAGATCAGTGATATGAGCGCACAGGCTCCCGTGGGGACGACTCTGGCAATTTTGGAGAGAACCCTGAAGGTGATGAGTGCGGTTCAGTCAAGAATCCACTATTCGATGAAGCAAGAGTTGCGGTTGTTAAAAGAAATAATCCGTGACTACACACCTGACGAGTACAGCTATGTTCCAGAAGAGGGTACGCCCAGAGCCAAGAAAGCGGACTATGACATGGTGGACGTTATTCCAGTCAGTGATCCAAATGCAGCTACGATGGCGCAAAAGATTGTTCAGTACCAAGCAGTTCTCCAGTTGGCACAAGGGGCGCCGCAGATTTATAACCTGCCACAGTTACACCGCCAGATGCTCGACGTCCTCGGCATTAGGAATGCTCAAAAACTTATACCGTTACAGGAAGACCAGAAACCGCGTGATCCAATTTCGGAGAACATGGGGGCGTTGAACGGTAAGCCTCTCAAAGCTTTTGCGTATCAAGACCACGATGCGCATTTGCTAGCTCACAATAGTTTCTTGCAAGACCCGATGACTCAACAAGTAATTGGGCAGAACCCCATGGCGCAGCAGATCGCGGCGTCATTGCAGGCTCACATTGCGGAGCATTTTGGCTTTAAGTACCGTCAACAGATTGAGCAGCAAGTTGGTGGACCGATACCTTACCTTAACGACGACGAAGAGACTATGCCTCAAGAGTACGAGATTCAGTTGTCTAGGTTGGTGGCTCAGGCGTCTCAACAGTTGTTACAACAGAACCAGGCTGCTGCGGCGCAACAACAAGCTCAGCAACAGATGCAAGATCCGATTATCCAGATGCAGATGCAAGAACTTGAGCTTAAGGCGAAGGAACTTGACCGCAAGATACAGAAAGATCAGGCTGACGTTGCCTTAAGACAAGAGCAGTTAAGCATTGACCGTGAGCGAGTTGAGATCCAAGGCGAGCTAGAAGGTACTAAGTTAGGTGCCAAGATTGCCAAGGATAAAGATGATCTTGATCGCAAAGAGCAGATGGAGGGTACACGGATGGGTATTGATATGGCGCATAAGAAAGATCAGATTGACACCCAGAAAGGGCAGATAGCTGCACAGCTAATAGCTGCTCAAATAAATGCTTCTAGACAAAAAAAGGATAACAAATGACAGGGTTAGAACTAATTGCTAAACAGATAGACGATAAGGTTGAGCAATTAAAAGAATCGGTAGTTATAGGTAATTTAGACCACGTTCAGTATCAAAAACTTTGCGGAGAGATTAGAGGTCTGCTTACCGCACGGGGTTACGTATTAGACCTCAAAGACAAATTGGAGAACACGGATGAGTGAAACGTTAGACTTAAATAAGGCGGTAGATTTAGCGCAGCTGCTTGATAAGTCAAGTGAAGAAAAGGCAACACAACTACCTAAACCTTCTGGGTATCGCATTTTATGTGCTATTCCTGAGGTTGATAAGGAGCATGACGGAGGGATTTTAAAAGCAGACGAGACCCTACGATATGACGAACTTTTGACGACGGTGTTGTTTGTAGTAGATCTAGGTCCAGATTGCTATAAGGATCCAGTACGGTTCCCAACGGGAGCTTGGTGTAAAAAGGGTGATTTTGTCCTTGTTAGACCGAATGCTGGTACTCGATTAGTAATTCATGGGCGGGAGTTTCGCATCATTAATGATGACTCCGTAGAAGGTGTAGTTGACGATCCACGTGGCATTAAACGTAAATAAGGAGCTGACGATATGGAAAATTACAAATTTCCTGATGAAATAGATGAAGTAAAAGACGAGGGTAAACCCGTAGAAGAAGTAGAATCTAAGGGTAAACCAGTAGAAGAGGAAGACAAAATTGAAATTGAGATTGAAGATGACACTCCTATTGAAGATAGAGGGCGTAGAACTTCAAAACCTGAATTTGTTGAAAAAGTCGAAAAAGACGAGTTAGACCTTTATTCTCAAGAAGCCAGAAGCAAAATTGATGCTTTTAGGAAGTTTTATCACGACGAACGTAGGGAGAAAGAAAAAGCCTTACGAGAACAACAAGAAGCTATTCAAGTAGCTAAAAACCTCTACGAAGAGATAAAACAGCTTAAAGGTAGAGTCAATTCTAGTGACGAAGCGGCAGTTAACTCCTTTAAAACGAGTGCTGAGCAAGAACTAGCAATGGCTAAAAAGGAATATAGAGAAGCCTATGACGCTGGAGATTCAGAAAAATTAGTCGAAGCACAGGATAAATTAACCTCTGCCAAGATGAAAATTGATAAAGCTTCTAGCTACGCTGAAAATATAAATCAGCGAAGGGCTTTACAAGAGCAAGAAAATGAAGTAAAAATACCACAACAGACGGAAGCAGCGCCTGTCCGTGACCAAAAAGCTTCGGCTTGGCAAGAGCGTAACTCTTGGTTTGGTCAAGATGACGAAATGACAAGCCTAGCCTTAGGGCTTCACGAGAAGCTTGTCAAAGAAAACGGGCTAGCATATGCGACTACTGACGAGTATTACAAGCGCATAGATGAAACTATGCGTAGGCGTTTTCCTGAAAATTTCCAGGA